GGAAGATATATTACTTTGTCTTCCGTAGTAGTTACAGGAGACTCTACTCTTACAGCAGGTGTTTTAGAAAAAGCATATGAAATTATAACGGCAGTCACTGATTCGTTTACAATTATAGCGTCTACCGCTGAAACAGGAACAGGTATGACAGCCGCAGGTTCTCTAGTAATTAATCCTTATTATATAGTTGGACCTACTACACAAACCGTAGGTTATGGATGGGGAACTTATTTATGGGGTGATTCTACTTGGGGTACCGAACGTACAACAAGTGATGTGACTCTAGATCCAGGCACCTGGAGCCTTGATAATTATGGTGAAGTTTTAGTTGCAACTATTGGAGATGGCAAAACTTTTACATGGAATGCAGGAGCAGCAAGCCCTAGAGGTACTCGAGCTTCCCAAACAACATCTGGTTATACAACCACTTCTAATCCAACAGCTTCTATAATGACTATTGTTTCAGATAGAGATAGACATTTGTTTCATCTTGGAACAGAAACGACAATTGCAGACACTTCTACACAAGATAAAATGTTTATTAGATTTTCTGATCAAGAAAATTTAGATAGTTATACTCCTACCGCTATTAATACAGCCGGTACGTTTAGACTGGATATTGGCAATGAAATTAGAGCTGCTGTTTCTGGAAAAGATTATACTTTAATATTAACTGATACGGCGGCTTATGTAGCCCAATATGTAGGACCTCCATATACATTTAGTATTAGACAAGTTGGTACTAATTGTGGATGTATGGGTCAGCATGCAGCGGTTTCTGCTGATGGTGCTGTCTATTGGATGGGGGATGCCGGAGGATTTTATAGATATGATGGTACGGTCAAAACCATACCGTGTTTTGTAGAAGATTTTGTATTTGATACTCAGGGAAGTGATTTAGGAATAAATAATGATGCTAATAAAATTATTTATGCAGCGCACAATAGTTTATATACCGAAGTAAGTTGGTTCTACCCAAAAAATGGCTCAGATCAAATTGATAGATGTGTAACCTATAATTATGGAGAAAATGTCTGGACAACAAGTTCTTTAGATAGAACAAGTTGGACGGATGCTCAGGTTTTTGACAGACCTTATGCAACTGATTATGTTTCTACAGGTACTCCAGTTTTTCCAGCTATTTTAGGAATTACAAATAAGTATGGAGCTTCTATTTTCTATTCTCAGGAAACTGGAACCGATCAAGTTAATAGTACAGCGACCACTTCCATCGATGCTTTTATTCGTTCTGGAGATTACGATATTACTTCAAAAAAGAATATGATGGGTCAAACTACAGGAGTGGTGGATTTTAGAGGGGATGGAGAATATTTTATGTCGGTAAGCCGAGTAATTCCCGATTTTAAATATTTAACAGGAAATGCTAAGTTGACTTTATATATAAGTTCTTATCCAGACGATACAGCTGTGAGCTCTCCTTTAGGACCCTTTACAGTTACCTCAACTACTGCTAAATTAAATACCAGAGCCAGAGGAAGATTGGTTTCAATTAATATTGCTAACGATGCTACAGGCGAAACGTGGCGATATGGAACATTAAGATTAGACGCACAAGCAGACGGGAGAAGATAATGCCATTTCAGTCAGAAAAACAAAGACGATACTTATGGGCCAACGAGCCAGAAATAGCTCGTGATTGGGCTGATACTTATGGAAGTAGAATTGAATCTAATACAGGTGGGATTAGTAGATTAGGTTTCGCTAATGGTAATGCTGCCACTGGTGGTATCATGAGATTAGGTTATGCGAATGGACCTATCACAGATGACTATGGAAACACTTATGAGAATAGAGACCCACTTTATAAAGATTTAACCGTAAGGCAATTCAATGAAAGATTTGGAGGAATGGATTATCAAGTTACCGAAGAAGAGAAGGTTACTGGAGAACAAGATCAAGGATTAGGAGCATTGAATTTCTTAAAAAAAATGTTTGCACCACAAAATCTTACTCAAGACCAAAGAGATATGAATAATCAATTTTTAGCATCCCAAGGTATTGGGTTTATGCCCAACAATCCATATCAAATGGTAGGAGGACCTTTTTCAGGAATGAATGCACCAGGGACTTCAGCATTTGGTTCTGCAACTTCACAAGAAATGGCACAGAAGTGGATGGATAAATATGGCGGCATGAAATATACAACTCCTAAGATGCAACAGAAACAGCAAACTATAAAAAACATAGCTACAATGAATGAAGGACCTCCTGGAATTAATACAGGATCAGGTGATAAAGGTGAGCACACAACTCAAGGTAAATCTACAAGTGGCTATCAACCTGGTGGTCATCATTTTAACAGGGGAGGCATAGTTGATCTATGGCGAAGATAACATCATATATTCCGGAACCTCAACCAGAGTATCAAGTAGATAATCAAAGACAGATCTTAGCTTCTTTGGAAGGAATAAAAAATGAATTGAATTTTGCTTTTCAAAATGATTTAAAGGAAGAACAAGACACATTTAACTATTTTATATCATGACTATTCAATACAAGAATCAGGGCTTTAATTTAAATACCACTGATACAGTATCTGTATTAACGGCTAATGCTACATCTGTTGTTTTAATTAAACAAATTCAAGCTAGTAATGGGTCTGCAGTAGGGGCTTTATCGGTGGTTACTCAAGTTACAGATACCACAGCAGCTGTGACATATAGAATCGGCAATCAAAGCATTGCAGCTTCTTCTACAACTGATATAATAACTAAAACATTAGTTTTAGAATCTAGTGATATTTTAAAAATGACATGTGCAACAAAGGATGAAATACAAGGAATAATTTCCTACGCATTAATAAATAGAGAAAACCAGAATGGATAAAGAAGACCTACCCAAGATTAATTGCACTACTATAATTACTTGGAGAAATACGAAGACAGGAGAAACCTATAAAGACAAGAAAGAAGGACCCGATATAGTAGAGGATTGTACTGTACAAATATCTCCAAAAGGGTTAGATATGATTCAGAAAGTTTTTAAAAGAAATGATAAACCAAAATCCTAAAGGTGGAACTGAATTACAATTAGCCCACTTTAAAAAATTTGTAGACCCAAAATTAATTGAACAAATAGATTTACATCTTTCTGTTCCAGGGCGTTTGCCTATTGATCCTAATAAACCAAGTATCATTTGGTTAAAAAATTCTTATGATCAACCCAATTTATATCCTTGGTTTAAGAAAAAAGAAAATCATGCCACCTATGACTGGTATGTTTTTAATACTCATTGGAGTTATGAAAAATATAGACAACACTTTAATGTTCCTCATGACAAATGTGTAGTAATTAAAAATGGAGTAGAAGATGTTCCACGATCAAAATTAGATTATCAACAGGGTCAACCAATTAAAATGGTACATCAATGTACCCCATGGAGAGGACTATCCGTTTTACTGGGTGCAATGGAATTAGTTAAAAATCCTCTAATTAGTTTAGATGTTTATTCTTCTACAGAAATTTATGGAAAACCTTTTCATGATGCCAATCAATCGACTTATGAACCCTTATTTGAACAAGCTAGAAAATTACCTAACGTAAATTATATTGGCTATAAATCTAATGAAGAAGTAAAAAATTCTTTGCAGAACTATCATATGTTTCCTTACCCAAGTATATGGGAAGAAACGTTTTGTATCTCTGCTATTGAATGTATGAAAGCAGGATTGTATTGTATTATTACTAACTATGGAGCTTTGTTTGAAACCTGCGCAGAGTTTCCAATGTATATTCCCTATGATAGAAATTATAGAAGCCTTGCTCAAAAATTTGCCTATGGAATTGAAGCTGCAGCTCAACAAATTCATACCGATTCAATTAAAGACCATCTAAAATTTCAAATGGAATACTGTGATAGATATTATAATTGGAACAAACAAGGCGCATCATGGAATGCGTTTTTGAAAGGAGCTATTGATCACTATGCAAAAACTAGATAATCTTGATGAGAATGAAACACACAATGCCACACATGAACCCATATGGTTTAATGAAGATACTTATCAAACTATTAAAAATGAAAAGGTGGAATCTAAAGTGAGAGAAGTACATCTAGGAGCAAGATCACCCTATAAAGTTATGGTTTGTACTCCTGTTCATAGTGATGTCAGTATGCATTACTGTCAAGCTGTTCTCAAGTTTCAACAAGAATGTATGATGAGAAATATGTTTGTTAGTTTTACTTTATTAAAATCTTCTTTAGTTACTCAGGGAAGAAACTTATGTGTAGCCGATTTTCTTAGTCATGAAGATCCCTATACTCATTTATTATTTGTAGATTCTGATATTGATTTCGAGCCCAAAACTATTTTTAAAATGTTGGAACTAGATAAAGATTTAATAGCATGTCCTTATACCATGAAGACATTAGACTTTGATAAAATGTGGCGTAGATTAAAAAACGAAAAAATAGATAAAGCAGAAGATTTAAAGAAAGCTGGATTTACTTTTCCAATAAAAGTT